CGGCAAAAAGAACTTACAATAATTCCAAGCGTAAGACAGCAAAGCGATACAAGACGACTGTAAAAAAAGCCTCTATGAGTGCTTCAACATTACAGGCAGCAATACGCCGGACATTATTTAAGAACGCAGAGAGTAAGCAGTCTGTTTTCTCTTCTACAGATTATCGGCAGATAGAACATAATAATTTTATTATTATTGCTCCTAACAATATTTTAGCAACTAATCAGGGAACTCAAGACCCTGAAAATAGTCAGTTGTTAAATCGTATAGGAGACCAAATAACTCTAATGAAGGTTCAGTTTAGAATGATGTTAGAGTTAAATGAGCGTTATAGTGATGTATCCTATAGGATACTACTAGTTCGCTCACCTAGAGGGGATACTCCATCCTCTGCTACTTTATTTAATGGTGTTTCAGGTAATAAAATGCTTGATACATTAAATTATCAACGATACACGGTGATATATGAGAAATGGGGTAAGATAAAGGCACCTCCTCAGTCAGCAGGTATATCAGCAGGGCAAGATGGAACAGCGACAGGCATATATATTGCTAATACTCCTAATAATTTGCTTTCAAGAGCAACTCAAATTATAAAGTTTGATGTAGATGGCTCAAAGTTTTCAAAGTCTAAGATTATACAATATGATGCGGATAATTCATCCGTTCAAAAGACTTATGATTATAATTTATTGATATATGCTTATTCCAATTTCACAACATCGCAACTATTAGGATATAATGTGTTAGCGGTTAATGATTATTATCATAGGTTAGTCTATAAAGACATATAGACTGAAGGTTAAAAAGGTTTTTTAATAGACCCCGAGGGTATATGTTAGCCGAAGGCTGACATATACCCGAGCAAGAGTAGGTATAATACCCGACGAATGATTAACAAAACACATATTCTAGATATAGTGATTTTGGGATTACTAGGCAAACGCCTTTGTGCGGCGCCGGAGCACCCAAAGGCTAGGCGGAGCGTAGTGAGCCAAAGGAGCAAGACTTTTTTAAGTTTTGTGCCTTTTATAAAACTTAAAAAAGGAGAAGGGACTGCGGCTCGCTACACAACCAATACCCAGTTTAAGTTTTACATATAGTATCTTGTTAATTCCTTGTCAAGATACTATAAAAAAGATATAACTTATTTTTGTTAATTTAAAATCTCACATATTTATAAGACAGGAAAGACAGGAAAGAATGGACGGATTTGAGACTTGGGAAGAAGACGGCATCACTTATGAGGTATATGGTGAGACTACAGATGATATATGCCGAAAAATGTCTTTAGAGATTTGGGAGAGACAAACTCAAGAGCGTTATGCTTACTTAGCCGCTCAACAAAATCAAAAATTAGATTATTTATTTCTCACTATTAATCCTAACCCACTCATTACATTAAATGAGTTTATTAGTGTAATTACAAAGATGATGTCTAAGGTGTGGTTGGAGGAGTATTTATACTGCTACGAACAACGAGGAGAGACAGAAGGAGAATGCGGAAAGGGCTTCCATTTCCACGCTATTATCAAAAAGCCAACTAATAAAATACATTCACATATACAGCGGGAGTTTGAGACATCCGCTAACAAATTATGTGATAGTAAGTGTATTAAGTTTTTTAACTTAAAAAGAATTAGTGAGAAAGAAAAGAATAGGAAGATAGAATATATAATAGGTCGTAAAGCAGACCCTAGCAAGTGGGCTAAACAAGATATGGATATTCCCTTTAGGGAACGCCACGGATTATTATCTTACTATAATATAGGCATTATATAGAATGCCGGCAAAAAGAACTTACAATAATTCCAAGCGTAAGACAGCAAAGCGATACAAGACGACTGTAAAAAAAGCCTCTATGAGTGCTTCAACATTACAGGCAGCAATACGCCGGACATTATTTAAAAATGCGGAAACTAAACAATCTCAAGCAACAGCAACTGACGGACAGGAAATAGGACATAATAGTTTTATAAACATCGCCAATAATCCATTAGCAACGACTCCAGGGGTTTATGACCCTGCTAATGCTAATTCAACGAATCGTATAGGCGACCAAATAACTTTATTAAAGGCTAAATTCTGTATGATGCTTGAACTTAATGAACGCTATAGCGATGTTTCATATCGTATAATGATTGTAAAATCTGCCCGTGGTGATACTCCAACTGATAGCACCCTGTGGAATAATTTAAGTGGTAATCGTATGTTAGACACTATCAATTATGAACGATACACCATTATTTACCAAAAATGGGGTAAAATAAAAGCACCACCTTTAAGCGTGGGCTACGCACCTACACAGGATGCGACAGGCTCTGGTATATATTACAATAGTAATACTCAGGGTTATAATAACCTTTCAAGAGCCACACAAATCGTAAAATTTAATGTAGATGGTAAGACTTTTGCTAAGCAAGGCAAGATTATATATGACGGCAACGGAACTCAACAGAAATTTTTTGATTATAATGTATTGATATACGCTTATAGCAATTACTCAACATCTCAATTACTTGGGTTTAATGTGTTGAGGGTTAATGATTACTATCATCAACTTTCCTATAAGGACATATAGGCTGATTAAAGGAAAAATTGTTTTTCATAGACCCCGAGGGTATATGTTAGCCGAAGGCTGACATATACCCGAGCAAGAGTAGGTATAATACCCGACGAATGATTAACAAAACACATATATTACATATTGTGATTTTGGGATTACTAGGCAAACGCCTTTGTGCGGCGCCGGAGCACCCAAACTATGTGCGGAGCGTATGAAAGCAAGGAACGAGAGGGACGATTATAATTTTAATTATAATTGTACCGCCGTGGTGACTGGAGTTCATACATATCTAATACTCAGGTCTAGTAATTCATATAGTATCTTGTTAATTCCTTGTCAAGATACTATAAAAAAGATATAATTTATTTTTGTTATTTAAAATCTCTACAGTAAATAAGACGGTAAAAACGGTAAAATGAACGATTATACAGAAACTTGGGAAGACGACGGCATAATATACACCGTATATGGCGAGACTGAAGAAGACCGCTGCGGAAGAATGGCTTTAGCACTTTACGAGAGAGAAACGCAAGAAAGATATGCATATCTAGCAGCCCAACAAAGCAAAAAATTAAATTATATATTCCTCACCATCAATCCTAATCCTCTTATAACATTACAAGAGTTTATTAGCGTTATAACTAAGATGATGACTAAGCCTTGGATAGAACAGTATTTATATGCATATGAACAAAGGGGCGAGACATTAGCGGATTGCGGAGGTGGTTTCCACTTTCACGCTATCCTATCAAAGCCGTCTAATAAATCTTATATACATATACTAAATGAGTTTAAAAGTTCAGGTAATAAAGTATGTAATACATCCTGTATAAAGTTTTTTAATATAAAACAGATGAGTGAGGAAGAAAAAGAAAGAAAAATTCCCTACATTATTGGTCGCAAAGCAGACCCTAGCAAATGGTTAAAGCAGGATATGGATATCCCTTTTAGAGAGCGTAATAATTTATTATCTTATTATAATGTAGGAATAATCAATAATGCCGGCTAGAAAGTATAATAATACTAAGCGTAAGACAGCAAAGCGATACAAGACGACTGTTAAAAAAGCCTCTATGAGTGCTTCAACATTACATGCAGCAATACGCCGGACATTATTTCAAAATGCAGAGAGTAAAAACTCTGTTTTTTCTTCTACAGATTATCGCCAGATAGAACATAATAATTTTATTATATTGGCTCCTAATAACATATTAGCAACTAATCAGGGAGTTCAAGACCCTGAAAATAGTCAATTGTTAAATCGTATAGGAGACCAAATAACTCTAATGAAAGTTCAGTTTAGAATGATGATAGAGTTAAATGAGAGATATAGTGATGTAACCTATAGGATACTACTAGTTCGCTCACCTAGGGGGGATACTCCAACTTCGGCAACTTTATTTAATGGAGTTTCAGGCAATAAAATGCTTGATACATTAAATTATCAACGATACACGGTGATATATGAGAAATGGGGTAAAATAAAGAATACTGCTAATTCTATGGGAGCAGATGCCGCTCAGGATGGGACAGCAACAGGTATATATAGGGGTAGTAATTCTTATAGCAATTATTCTTCAAGAGCCACTCAAATTATAAAATTTGATATTGATGGCTCTAAGTTTTCAAAGACTAAAATTATACAGTATGACGCTGATAATTCATCAGTTCAAAAGACATACGATTATAATTTATTAATATATGCTTATTCCAATTTCACAACTTCCGCACTATTAGGATATAATGTGTTAGCGGTTAATGATTATTATCATAGGTTAGTCTATAAGGACTTCTAGAAGATATATAGGCTGAAGGTTAAAAAATTGTTTTTCATAGACCCCGAGGGTATATGTTAGCCGAAGGCTGACATATACCCGAGCAAGAGTCGGTATAATACCCGACGAATGATTAACAAAACACATATTCTACATATCGTGATTTTGGTTTTACTAGACAAACGCCTTTGTGCGGCGCCGGAGCACCCAAAGGCTAGGCGGAGCGTAGTGAGCCAAAGGAGCAAGACTTTTTTTAAGTTTTGTGCCTTTTATAAAACTTAAAAAAAGGAGAAGGGACTGCGGCTCGCTACACAACCAATACCCAGTTTAAGTTTTACATATAATATCTTGTTTATTCCTTGTCAAGATATTATTAAAAAGATACAATTTATTTTTGTTATTTAAAATCTCTACAGTAAATAAGACGGTAAAAACGGTAAGATGAATGATTATACAGAAACTTGGGAAGATGACGGCATAATTTACACCGTATATGGTGAAACTGAAGAAGACCGCTGCGGCAAGATGGCTTTAGCACTTTACGAGAAAGAAACGCAGGAAAGATACGCATATCTAGCAGCCCAACAAAGCAAAAAATTAAATTATATATTCCTCACCATAAATCCTAATCCTCTTATAACATTACAAGAGTTTATTAGCGTAATCACAAAGATGATGACTAAGCCTTGGATAGAACAGTATTTATACGCATACGAACAAAGGGGCGAGACATTAGAAGAATGCGGAGGGGGTTTCCACTTCCACGCCATTATAGAGAAGCCGTCTAATAAGTCTTATATTCATATATTGAATGAGTTTAAAAGTTCAGGTAATAAAGTATGTAATACATCCTGTATAAAGTTTTTTAACATAAAACAGATGAGTGAGGAAGAAAAAACAAGGAAAATTCCATACATAGTAGGTCGCAAAGCAGACCCTAGTAAGTGGCTAAAACAGGATATGGATATCCCTTTCAGGCAACGCAATAATTTATTATCTTACTATAATGTAGGAATACTAAATACATAATGCCGCCCAAGACAAAGCGGTCATATCAAAAGCGTAGTTTAAATAAAAAATATGGTAAGGCAAAGGCAGCACCCGCAGCATCTGTATTACAAGCAGCAATAAGGCGAACTTTATTTAAAAACGCAGAAAGTAAAAATTCACAATCTTCGGCTAATGATAATCAGCCCATAGGTCATAATTCTTGGATAAATGTCTCTCAAAACCAGATATTATATACTTCGCAGGGTTTAACAGACCCCGAGAATAATAATGTTGCTAATCGCATAGGTGATAAGATAACACTTACTAAGGTAGAATGCCGTGGAATGTTTGAATTAGACCAAAGGTATAGCGATGTATCATATCGTATAATGGTAATTAAGGCAGCGAAAGGCGACACACCGACTACCTCTAATATATGGAGAGGTATATCAGGTAATAAAATGTTAGACGATTTCAATTATGAGAGATTTAGTATTATATATCAAAAATGGGGCAAATTAAAAGCCTCAAATACAGGAGGTAAGGATTACCTAACTGGAGCCACTAATGTAGGTTCTGGTATTATTGATGTTTCAAGCGGACAGCCTGTGTATCAATCACGAACCACTAAAATTATTAGATTTACTATCCCAGTTAAGAAGTTTTCTAAGGATGGTGTAATCCAGTATGAAAATGGTGGGGCTCAACAAAAGTTTTTTGATTATCATATATTAGTATATGCTTACTCTAATTATGCTACAGCAGAAGCCTTAGGATGGAATGTGATGTGGGTAAATGACTTTTTCACACGCCTAACATACAAGGACTTCTAGAAGACACATAGTCTGGTTAAAAAAGATTATTTTTATATACCGAGCGAATATGTTAGCCGAAGGCTGACATATTTGCGAGCAAGAGTCGGTATAATACCCGACGAATGATTAACAAAACACATATTCTACATATCGTGATTTTGGTTTTACTAGACAAACGCCTTTGTGCGGCGCCGGAGCACCCAAAGGCTAGGCGGAGCGTAGTGAGCCAAAGGAGCAAGACTTTTTTTAAGTTTTGTGCCTTTTATAAAACTTAAAAAAAGGAG